CGGCGCTTGCGCGCTGGCGGTTCGACTGGGGCCGGCGCCGTCGGGGCCGCCGAGGTGGGTTGAGCGACGGCGGGGCGCTCGGCGACACCGGCCCGAACGGCCTCGAGCGGTAAGACATGGTGGACGAGATAGGGCAGCCAGCCCCGGGTCGCCCATTGCGAATCGCCGGCAATGGCACCGATCTCGACGTGCGTCACGCCGAGCGCCTCCAAGTCGGCGACCCCGCTGGCGGCGAGCGCGCGGGCGAGGCCGCGGCCCCGCGCATCGGGCACGATGTAGAGCCAATGCGCGGCCCCAAAGACACGCGGCTCGCCGATGGCGCGTTCCGAGATCTCGCCCCCGAGAAAGCCGAGGAGCTCGCCCGTCTGGTCGTCCACCGCAACGTAGAAGAGCAACGTCGGATCCTGCTCGAGGCGGCGGGCGGCCAAGAGGGTAAAGCTGTCAAGATCCTCAGACGCGTGCCCGGGATAGGGGACAGGGTACGCCGCCGCGAGCTCGGTTTGGAGCGCCGCATAGAGCCGGCGGAGCCCGGGCACGTCGGCAAAGACGGCGGGGCGGACCGTCATGACGCAGCGTCCTCGCCCGCGCCGTCCGTGTCGGCGGCAGGGGCGGCACTCAGCTCCTCAAGCGCGAGCACGGCGCCCTCGAGCCGGGCGCACATGGCGCGCGCCTCGGCGACGCCGCGGCGGAGTTCGGCCAAGCGGCCGCGTTGCCGCGTGAGCTCCGCGCGATGCTGCTGGATCTTCGCCTCAATCGTCTGCGACATCACGGGATCTTCTCCGCCAGTTCCCGCACCGCGTTCACGAGCGCCACGAGGATCGGATGCATGTCGAACGAGAGGACGCCGTCAGTCTCCTCTTCGTCGGCCGGGTCCAGCTTCATGCGCGTCTCGGTGACGCATTCGGGAAACACGGCGCGAACTTTCTCGGCATCAAAGCCGTAGGAGAGTGGCCCATCGGGGTACGCTTTCAGGCGATAAGTGATCGGCTCAAGCTGGCTGATCTCCGCGAGCCCGGCGGCGTAGGGCGCAACGTCCTGTTTCAACCTCGGATCGGAGGGATTCGACCATGTCGTGCCGCTGGCTTTCTGGCCGATAGTGCCTGCAATCACGAGATTTGATGCGCCATCAATGGTCAAGGCGCTGCTCGCTGCGCCCGCCGCAGAAGTGTATTGCAGCACGAGGGTTTGATTGCCAACCTGGCTCTGCGCGTAGAGATTGATCGCACTTTTGCTCGTATCATCGCGGACAAACGCCGATCCGTTCCAGTTCAGATTGTACATGATGCCGGCGAAGCTCGCCGCGTCGCTGCTCACGACCCGACTCTTCATGGTGGCGGAGCCGAGCACGAGGCGTTCCTCACCGCTGCCCGACAGGCTCAGGTTGCCCAGATTGTCGAGCGTGAGCAGCGTCGTGACGACCCCCGCGCCGGCGTTGGCTGCGCGGCGGAGAATTTGCCAATTATCCGTATCGAGCCGGCCGAGGTAGGTCGCCCATGACGCCTTGGTCGTATCCTGCGGCGACCACGGATGATTCACTAATGCGATCCATTGGCCGGAATTCTCCGAAATATCGCACTTCACTGTGCCCGCACCCATCCGAATGAGTGGATCGCCATCCGACGCGAGGGTGAGTTTGCCCGTGTTGTCGAGGATGAACTTGTTGGCGTAGGCCGCGGCAGTGGGCGTAAGGGTCGTCCCGGTATCGCTCCACTTGGATTTTGCCGTCGCCACGACGGTCGGATTTGGCAGCGTCCCGCTCAGGTCTCCGCCGAGCGCGCCATTCCATGCAGCGTACATCGTGTCGTGATCGCCATCCGCCTCGCTCGCGAGGATGTCCTTGAATCCGAGCGCCACCTTTTGCTGATACGTGGTGACGCTCCCCTCTTTGAGTGGCCGTGTGAGCGCCATTTATCCAATCTCCCAGGCGGCGATGCCGCACCCCGCATCGCCGCTCACAAAAATCGTCCCGCTGCTGCCGGCAATTTTCACCTCAAGCTGATAGGTATAGGCCCCGGCCGCGGACACGGCATCATACCACGAGAGATTGGGCACGGCCGCCGAGATGGCCACATTGCCCGCGCCCTTGACGCTCGTGCTGCAGATGTGCGTCCCGTTGCGTGTCCACCGCACCTGAATGAGCCCCCCGTCATTGACGAGGTAGCAGAGCCCGTGATTGGTCGCGAGAAAGACCAAGCCGGCCGCGCGCGTGTTGAGCGCAGCGAGCGCAACGACGGGTTGCCAGACGCCGACGCCAGTAAAGGTAAACGTCGTCGGCATGGTGACATATTGCGTGTTCCCCTGGATGGCCCCCGGGGCGAGTTTCGCACGGGTCACGGCAAGGTCAGCGAGCTCGGACGTGCCGACGGCATTCGGGGCAATCTGCGCTGCCGTGATGGTATCTGGCGCGAGCGCCGCCGCAGTGATGACACCAGCCGCAATGCCGGGGTTGGGATAACTCCCCGTTAAGCTCCCACCCGCCGCGCCCGACGGGGGATACGTCGTCGGGGCGCCGGTCACTTTCGCCCACGTGACGCTCGTAATCTTCGCGTCCGTCACGGCACCGTCCTGGAGCTTCGGCGTCGTCACCGCGCCGTCTTGCAGGTGATCCGTGAAGACGGCGCCATCGGCGAGCTCGCGGGGACCGACGGCATCGGCGGCGAGTTTTGCGCTCGTGACCGATCCGTCCTTTAGGTTCGCCGTATCAGTGCCGGTATTCCAGGCATTGTAAATCGTATCAAAATCGGCATCCACCTCGCCCGCCAGAATCTTGGTATACCCCGCCGCGACCTTGGCGACGTAACTCGTCGTGTTGCCCTGCTTCGGCGGGCGGGGGATCTTTGCCATTTATCGCGTCTCCCGCGCCGAGGGCTGCACGCGTAATTCAAAGTCTCGGAGATCGCAGGGGAGCGCATCGACGTGCGTCAAGGTCGCCGTGAAGGCCCGGCCCCGGGGCTCTGGCACCGGGCATTCAAACTCGCTCAACACGGTCCAGCGCATGGCAAAGTCGCTCACGTTCCAGTCGCTCGTGTCCCACGCGTCCCCCGGCGGGGTGGGGAAAACGAGCGTGCCCGAGGCGGCATAGCCATAGTCCGAATGCACGACGATGCCGAGCGAGGTCGTATCAATCGTCTGTGCGATGATCCGGGCCCGCTTGGCGAGTTTCGGCGTCAACGGTTGCTGCGCATCGAGGAGTGCGGTGCGCAGCCGCGAGACAATCGCCGCGGAGACTTCGGTGGCCCAGAGGTCGCTATTCCAGAGCGCGACGTTCCACTGCCCACCGCTGCGCGGCCCGATCGGATCCATGTATTCGTCGGCCTGGTCGAGGAGCACGAAAAACGTGCTTGAGCCGTCCTGCGCGGCCCACGCCCGATCTTCCTCATCGGGGTGATCGGTCGCGCGGGCGGCTGCCGTGTACGCCGGCGTCGTATGCGGCCCCCACCACTGCGGGGGATCGGTCAAGCCGTGGCGGAGATCAAGCCACCACTCTTCGCTTGGATCGCTCCCGCCGGCGGGCACCAGCGCCAGCTTGTAAAAGCCGCGATGGAAGATGGCCCAGGCCCGCGTACGGAACGGCACGGGTTGCGCCCGCACGGCCGGCTCGATTGGCCAGCCGATATCGCGTGGCTCGGCTTGTTGCGGGGTCAAGAGATAGACGCTGCGCTTGCCGCAGAAGAGGACACCGACCGGGGTTGCCACGATGGTCCGATCCCCCGGGCAGCCGATCTCGCCTGAGACCTGCACCAATTCGCTCTGCGGGTCGTCGAGCGGGTCGCCGAAATAGAGCCACGTGCTCGTCGCGGTGAAGATCCCAAGCGGGGAGGTCGGGCTCCGGTTGGTCGAGCTCAAGCTCGCCACCGCAAAGCCCGTCACGGGCGCGCCGAGGTCTGGACTCACCGCCGCCGCAGGGAAGAAGACGCCCTGCTGATAGAGCGTCTGCTCAAGTCCGGGGACGAGCACACTCGTCGCCCACGCCCGCCGCGACGCCGCATCGAGCCCCCCGGCACCCCACAAGCGGCCCCGATGCGCGATCAAATGCGAGCCGCGCCGGACCACGCTCGACGGGGTCGGCACGCCGACCGACTCGACGGCCGGATCATCCCACAAGGCGAATTGCCCCCCGGCGGGAAGCCCGGCGGGCGTCTGGTCGTGTGCGCCTTCAATCTCCTGGTCGACGCCCGCGAGAAACAGGTGATAGAGCAGGCTTCCCGTAAGGGCCCCGCTCGGCGCCGTGAACGCGATGCGCTGGCGGCCCGTGCCGCCCGTCGTCACCGTGTGCACGGGCCCGATCTTCGTCCAGACACTCGCCGCGTGATCGTAGAGACCCCACCGATAGCTATACGTCCCCGCGAGCACGCGCGTGGCATCATCGGCGGTGAGCGTCGTTGCCTGGCCGGTATCGTCAAGGGTCGCGAGCGGCACCAGATCGGTGGCGCTACCGCCGAGGGGAATCGCCTTGATCGGATCGACGTTACTGCCGACGTAGAGCGTATCGGCGACGACGGCCGCCCCGTAGCGGTTATCGGTGCCGGTGGCACGGGCGGCCCGGGTTAAGGGAAAGACCCCGTTCGAGACGACACTAAACGGGCTATCATCCTTTGACATGTAGAGTTGATCTGCAGCCACCGCGTAGAGGTAGCGGTGGCCGTCGGTCGCCGTCGTGTAGACGAGCGGATCACAGCGCCCCGGCTGCGGAAGCCGCAGCCACGAGAGACTCCCGCGGCGCTTGCTCAAGACATAGGTGAGATCGGGCACCCAATTCTCCGAGCGCGTGAGAAAGCCGGGCGGCGTGAACGCCGGGTCCATAGCGAGCATGGTGCCCTGGAAGCGCCGGACGGGGAGCGGTGTCTCGCGGTCAGGAGCGCCCGGCATCTAATCGCCTCGGTACGGCCGGCGAAACACGGCCGGGTCAAG